ATACAACTGAAAGCAGTTAACCCCGATTGAACGTCTTGTCCACGATACGTGACCTGTGACCGAGAGAATTCTACTACTTTGTTTTCGCATTCCGTCGCTATTATTTTCCTATTTAAAGTAAGAGGTTGCCTAGAGCATTTACCAGGACTCTGTTAAATAGATGAGATTTTGTGTGTTGTCTAACAAAACACTCAGGGCCAAGTATTCCCTCTAAAATACTAAACCGTCTTAAGTAGTGAGCTATCTTTGATTGTATTGTTGATTATCAACCAACTTCCGCCTTTGATTTTAGCCCGCAATCTGAAAGGTTATCAGTTATAAAACCTCCGCGATCGACGACTCAAGACTTGTTCCTCTGTTGGTACTCGATTCGCCGCCCCTATTGCGAGAATTAGAAGAGATAGTCCCAAGCTAATCTACTTTGAAGAATCATTGTGATCTCCACCTGTACTTGATAACTACCAGTGTATTTTGCTTTGATTGCCATAGTTGTTTATCGATTAAAGTCCTTTAGGTACTCAACCATGGCGCAAATTGTATTTTGCTCACAATGCCCCTTGTCCCTTGATGAACTCAAAAATCAACTTCGGTGCATAGAGCGTGCACTTGAATTCAATACCAAGGCCAAAGAACAAGCCACTCCCGAGCAAGTCGTTACCCTTCAGGTGATGATTCGCTGGCTTCAAAATTCTGACGCTCTCTTTGATGTCGAGTGCTTGCATTCAGACAAAACTCATCAGTGTTGTTTCCGCCTCGGAACATCTACGTTCTATTATGCTAGGCCTCTTTCTTACACTGATGTCTCTTTTTCTAATACTCTCATCCAATTTACCAAGGCTGTCATTCATCCCGACCCACTTCTGGACGCTGATATTGAACATTTTCATAACCGGTTTTACCAGATTTCGGAACGTGAGAATCTTGTGAAGAACTTTACCTTTGAAGCTCTCCATAAGAGGTCTCGTCTTGATGCAATGCTTGCTAAGTTGGATATACAGACTCGACTTCCATCTTTTTGGACTAGTCAATCAGCTGATGATATTTCGCCGAATGCTGCTGCATGTTTGGAGCAGTATCCTGACGCACTATTCTTAGATTTGCTGACTGATCGCGAAAATTTTGAAGTCATTTCCGCCGCCGCTATTGATCGTTTGAGATCGCGCATTGCGCAGTCCGATGACCAATTAGATAGAGCCCGATTGTTGAAACTCGTTTCAATTCTCGTGCGTCTGCAACGTTCCCAAATGTATTTGATCAACGTGCGCCGCATTCGTGGTCGACACCTGATTTATTCATATGACGTTGCTGGACATACTATCGAATTTGTAGAACTGCGCAATCATGATTTCTTAGTATCTATTCCGATCACGACTTCTCAATTACTCATTGCGGAATTTGATGATGAAGGTTATTCTTCTGAAATGTTGAATGTAAATGTACATCATAAATTTGACTGGAATTCAGCCTCACCATTCGTTGATTCCATTTTGGGTGATGTAAAGAAGACTGTGAAGGATGCTTCTGTATATAATATGCTTGTTGGGATTGCTTCTAATATCTTTTTGATTTGGAGGCACCTATCTGATCCAATAACTGTAGGATTAAGTCTTATTAATATTCTTACATATTTTAAGGTAGGTTACGACTTAGCTCTTAGAGCCGCTGACTCAATAAAAGCACATGTATTTACAATATTAGATTACTTCAAAACTTTTCGATCCCAGGCTGCAGATGGTTATACAGCCCTCAAGACTCTGATGCTTCCCATAGTCGCAACTATCACAACCTTCCTTTCTGTGCTAGTCTCTAATCGCTTACCTGACCAGAAGACGATTAAAGACTCACTTGATAGAATGGCCTCTTTTGGACGCGCTATCAACGGCTTTGAAAAGACATACGCCTTTTTGGGCGAATGGATTGGCAAAGCTTTTGATATCTGCTATGCGAAGATTTGTGGTATGCCACGGGAAGCATTAGATATTGAGCCCTACATTGCTGACATTCACCAATATTTTGCTGACATCCAAGATGTAGTTAAGCGATCAAATTATGACGACATAACAATAGACATGGATTTAGGTGATAGGATTGAAAATTTGTACAAGAAAGGATTGAAATATTCCGAACAACTATCAGTATTGAAGCTGTCATCGGCACAATGTCAACCCTTCTATGTTCATTTCCGTGAACTGTCAAAATTGTATGGTAAGCTAACAACAGAAGGTGCCCGATACTTTTCCCCTCGAACTGAACCCGCAGTCATCCATTTACATGGTGATTCTGGTATTGGTAAATCAGGCTTGGTATACCTACTAGCTCAGGATCTTCTTGCAACTGAAGAATTGGAAGATGAAGTTGTGAAACAGATCTATATGAGGCAGACTGAACAGGAATACTGGGATGGTTATCAAGGCCAGAGAATATGTATCTACGATGATTTCGGTCAGCGTACAGATTCCTCTGCAAAACCCAATGAGGAATTTATGGAAATAATTCGGACTGGCAACATCATTCCTATGATGTGCCACATGGCATCTATAGCTGAAAAAGCGCGGACGCCTTTTGTTTCCAAAGGAATAATTTTAACATCCAATGCTGCTACATTCGATATTAAATCTATGACCCACCCCACAGCTTATCAACGTAGGCGCCAATTGGTTGCAGAGGTAGTTGTTAACCCGCTTTACGCAGAAAAAGTCATGGTAAACGGCCAACCAACGTTACGCTTAGACCCTAAGAAAATTAAGGAAGCTGACTTACCTAACCTTGCTGACGAAGTCTACTTCTTTCATGTCGTAAGCCGAGACACCGGACGTGGTGAATTGGTGCTGGATGAACACGGAGCTTTGCAAAAGAAATTAATACCATACTCCGAATTCAAAAAGATGGCCATAAAAGCTTACGAAAGTCAGTATGAGATGTCAAAAGCTCGGTTAGAATGTTTGGCGGAACGTGCCAAGAAAATTAAGGCTGAACGAGAAGGATTCCGCTCCCAAAATGATGATGATCCGCTTACTCTAGCAGAATATGCAGCGGTGAAGTACTTCCTACAGATGCACGACTGTGAATTCACGGACGTTGCACACGAAATTAAATTGCCAAAAACATTTGATAAGTTTGAGAAGGAAGATTTCACTGGTAAATCTTGCGCACAAATTATGGATTATATTTTACAAAACTATCCCGATGCAGCAACCTTTACCCCGAAATTCTCGGAGAAAGTACGCAAAATTGCACATGATTATTTTATTTTAGGAAAGGAATTTGCATTCAGATCCGCGATAAAAACTAGCACGTACCTGTCTAAATTATCCGAACGATTTGCACATACATTACGCGCAACAATAGATGCCGACACTCCAGGCGTTAGAATTGCTAAGTATGTTGGTGGTATCGTCGCCGGTGTTTCCGCTATGATCGGAGGTTTCCTCCTATATCAGCGTTTAAACCCTGGTAAGATAGAACCAGCAAAAACGGAAGCAATTGCAACGACTTGCAAGTTGGCAAAGCTTGTAGATAATGAATATGACGAAATAACATTAGACTTAGCTACTCAAATCGTTGGCTCACCTTGTTTATCTGACTGTAAATTTTGCGATGACTTTAGACAATATCTTGGATCTTCTATAACTTATGATTGTCTTGATCCTCAGTCTATCATTGAGGCTGGCCACTCTTTATACGAGAAGGCAACGTCATTTACTTTCCGTGATGCTGTTGAGGATCTTTCTGAGGCAAAGAAGTACGATGCAAATCGCACCTCTGCTAAGAAAGTGAACCGAACAGAAGGAAAGAAGTATGATGCTTCTCGTACAAATCAGAAAAGAGTGGCGCGGACCGAAGCTCGAAAGTATGATGCAAATCGTACTTCCCAGCGACACACTGTTAGAACAGAGCTTAGACAAACTCAAGGTATGGAATCCGAAGCTGTTTATGATATGAATCAACATGAGATCATCCAGAAGAAAGTTATGAAGAACATGTACCGCGTATATGTTCCTTCGCGAAGAGCTGGAACCGAATGGAGATCAATTGTGAATCTGTTCTTTGTTCAAGGTCGCACTGCTGTCCTCCCTACGCATGCGATTGAGCGAATAAAGATGGCAGACAAGATTTTACTCAGAAACACCTATCAGAAACAAGGTATGTCGATAAACACATCGGAAATTGATTTTGCACCTATTATGGCATCTAAGCGCTCTGCCAGTATCTTCGGACAGAAGAACCTGGAAAAGGACGCTTCCCTTGCAAAATTCCCTATACAAATTCCGATGCATATGGACATCGTAAAATTATTTGCGACCTCCCAAGAACTTTCCACTGTTAAATCATGTCGTGCCACGCTTGTTTCGCTCAAGGATGTGCATGACGATGATATACATTTCTCTGCACAGGTGTTCTCAGACGTCGTAGCGAAAGATACGTTCTCATATCAGCACTCAAATATTGATGGTTCTGAACGACTCTATGCGCTACGAGATTGCTGGGAGTATGTATGCGATAGTGAACCCGGTGATTGTGGAAGCCTCCTGGTCTTGTCTTCTCCAGCAGTCCAACGAAAGATCGTTGGTTTTCATGTTGCAGGAAAAGCAGGAAAAGGTGCCTCAACTTCATTAACGGGTGAAGATCTCATGCGTGCTCTTAGACCATCCGAACATGACCCTGACTGGCGAGCTCACTGTATTCGAGTTGCTCCTGAGGTTGGAGATGATAAGGAAGTTAAATTGCCACAAGGAGATTTTATCCCTATTGGCAAACTTCCACGCAGCTATCGTGGCGGAAACAAAACGAAGTTGCGAGAATCTCCACTTCAAGGCGCACTTGCGTACAATGACGGTAAAACCCTCACTGCTCCAGCTACTCTGAATCGTATTCAGGTTGGTGATGAGCTTGTTGATCCTCTGGAAAAAGGATTGCGCAAGTGTGGTGTTCAACCAATGCCAATACCAGTCGAGTTAGTGAACGCTGCCTGTGAACATTTCTCTTCAAAACTGTACCAGAATATAGATCCCGATCATAGAAGAGTGCTGACCCACGAAGAGTCAATTTCAGGTATTCCAAATGATTCTTATGCTGAACCAATAAATCGAAGATCCTCTCCAGGTTATCCATGGATTGATTCTGCAAAAGGTACTTTGGGAAAAACGAAATGGCTCGGCGATGGGGAAGAATACATCTACGATCATCCTGAACTGCTTACAGCTTTGAAGACACGTGAAGAGAATGCCAAACAAGGAATTCGGACCCCCACCTATTGGATTGACACTCTTAAAGACGAACGCCGACCAATTGAGAAAGTCCAAATTGGAAAAACTCGCGTTTTTGCCGCAGGAGCTATGGATTTCATTATTCTTTTTCGGAAATATTTCTTAGGGTTTAATGCCCATGTAATGAAGGAGAAGATTGATAATGAAATAGCTGTTGGTATTAACGTTTATTCCCCAGAATGGAACAAACTTGGCCGTTATTTAAAACGGCAAGGAGCTAAAGTCATTGCTGGAGATTTTTCCAATTTTGATGGTACTCTCAATGCCCAAATTCTACATAAAATTTGCGACATAATTAATGAATGGTACGATGATGGTCCAGAGAACGCACGTATCCGCAAGGTTATGTGGGAGGAAATTGTTTCTTCCCATCATATCTTTGAGGATAATGTGTATTCATGGACTCACTCGCAACCATCCGGTAATCCCTGCACTGTAATTATAAATTCTATGTACAATTCGATTTCCATGCGCATTGTGTGGCAGCTCTTGATGGCTGGTACACAACATGCTGCTCTCTCAAATTTTTCCAAATATGTGAACATGATTTCTTTTGGTGATGATAACGTATTAAATATAAATGATTTAGTGATAGACCGTTTCAATCAGTTAACAATTGCTGAAGGATACGCCCAGATAGGTATGACATATACAGACGAAGGAAAAACAGGAGAAATGGTGAAGTATAGAGCCTTGGAAGATGTGAAGTTCCTCAAACGAGGATTCAGATACGAAAAAGGTGTCTATCTTGCACCATTGGAATTGGATGTAGTGATGGAAATGTGCTGCTGGGTTAAGACTGACGTGAACACGATAGATAATACCATCACGAACGTTGAAACAGCAATGCGTGAATTATCACTCCATCCAAAAGATGTTTTCACTAAGTGTAAAGCTGATTTGCTTCAAGCTTGTAGAAAGCATCTGCCCCGGCAACCCGAGACGCTGACCTATGAAGATCATCGTCTTCAGGATTTTGAATCCTACTTTTAAATCCAAAAACTTAGGCTTAGGGCATAGTAGTGATGGTTGTAACAATTATTATGCAGCAAATCCCGGACCTAAGTAGGTTAATAGATTCGTTCTTCCTTAACTTAGTGGAGAGTTATTTAGCTCTAGTAATAAGTGTTTGCCACTTAAAATATAGGATACTTATTCAACCCGTCCGGTATTGGATTAAGTTGCCCAATACTATCAGACGTAAAACAATTGACTTGCTGACACAAAAATTATAAAATTCCCCTCTGACTTAAAACTTAGTAAAAAGACCATGCTTTCCCTTAAGGACATGATTAAAGAAAAACGCCCTGACGATAAAATGACTTTAAATCGCTTACGCGAATTTTGTAAACTATTTGATGATACCACAATTACGCATGATGTAGATGATGGTAGGTTTTCAGATTTCAAAGTTAGATGTAAGGGTACTGATTTTATTTTAAGATTAATTTGTGATGATGGAAATATCGTAGATTTAGGTCTAATGGAATTTCCTGATTGTGATCTTTTCCAACCCTCCTTTGTATCAGAAGTTGGTGAAAACACCAATAAAGATCAAGGGGGCCTTGTTGATGCATCAACGGATCGTAGTACTATGCAAGATCCTACATCGAACATCGTCGAGGCTGATCCAGGTCCGGCTGCTATGCCACAAGAAATTTTGACCTTTGTAGATGATACAGCGACGCAGAAAGCATCGCTTCCAGAGTATACGTCCCCACAGGCATCAGTCTTGGTACCTGGCTCAGAGTTACGAAATCACACGATCGAGGATATTCTAAAACGACCAACTAAGATTCAACAGCTAACTTGGTCCACAAGCCAGCTCAAGAATACAGATATTTACACAGTCGCTTTTCCTGATGCTATAATTGATGCTTCCGATATTATTAAGGATAAATTGCAAAATTTTACTTATCTGCGTGCAGATATTTGCGTAAGAGTTATAATAAACGCATCTACATTTCAACAGGGAAAACTTCTGGCATACTTTGCACCTTTTTCACGGGTTGTGGGCACCCGCGGGACATTGAACGAACATTTGCCCGCGAAAACAGCGTTTCCACACGTTGTTCTCGATGCGGCGACGGGAAATTCTGGGGATCTCAGAATTCCATTCGTGAACCCGTACACACACTACAACCTAACAACACAACATGGAGACATGGGGAACCTACAAATCACAGTATTAAATCCATTGAAGACACTAACCGATTGTACGGTAACAGTGTTCGCATGGTTTGAAAACATAGATTTGGGAGTTCCTACTGCTAGACCTAATCAAGCTCTTCCAGCTGCACGCAGTGTACATAAAAATCATATAACCACTAGTGATAAGGATATGTTGTTTAGATTAATTAAGAAAGGAGTGATTAGAGTTAAGAAAAATGCGGATACATCCGGACTATTAGAATTTCTAACTCCCTATAAATCACAGTGTGATGATGAGATCACTTCTCTATTCGAACGCCTAGAAATTATGCCAAAGTACAAATCACAAATAGCAGAAGATAAGGAAAAATCCCAGAAAGGAATAGTAACAGAAACTTTAGAGCACATTGGTGGTGCCGCTTCTGGTATGACTAACCTACCCTTGATAGGGGACGTTTTTAAACCAGTCGAATGGATTGCCAATTCTGCCTCAAAAGTGTCTGCATTATTTGGTTTCTCTAAACCAACTTCAGTAGAAACACAATGCAAATTCCAAAACGTTCCAGGCTTCGGATTTACTCATACAGATGGGCTGGACCAATCAGTAATGCTCGCGTGTAAGCAAGATAACCAAATTCAGCAACGTGGCGACCTATTTGGTTCCCAGGTGGATGAAATGGATATCAATTACATTGCTGCGCATTCCTGTTGGTTTCAGACTTTCAAATGGACGACAGCTGATAACCCTCTCAATGGTGTTACTCTTAATGAAATTGCTGTGCATCCTGGTATTTGCCCGTTTGATGATGAGAACTTCCAGCCGACGCTTACCGCATTCGTATCGGCACCATTCCGATATTGGAGAGGTGGTCTGACATATAAAGTTCAGGTTGCCAAAACATCTTTTCACTCCGGTAGAATTAGGATAGCTTACGTTCCGTCTGGTGTTTTAAACCAAAAGTATAATTTAGATACGTGTTATTCTTGGGTATTAGATCTTCGGACTTCTGACCAAATCGAGTTCACAATCCCGTACATTTCGAACACACAGTACAAAGAGGTCGATCTTGCACCAGTGGCATCAGAACCTCGTACCGAATCTACGACAGGAATATTGGTTACAGAAGTATTGAATGCTCTTCGAGCACCCGACACTGTTGATCAGGCCGTTGAAATCAATATGTGGATTTCCGGTGCATCCGATTACCAATTGGCAATACCTGATTTTGATAGATATAGAATTGGAAATGGAAAAGAAGCTGCGTCTACAGTCAAAAATTCACTTATACCCAAAAAGTCAACTGTGGTTTCCACTAAGGAGACAGAAAAAGAAGTCCCGGACCCCGTTCCCGACCAAACAACTCAAGCTTCGCATACTGCTGAACAGGCTCGCAAAGCTGTTGCCAATCTAAGGATGGAAACAGAGCGTTTAGCTGCTGAGGAGGAGCGAAGAAAAGAGTATCAAAAGCGGCTCGATGAATACTACGCTTATGAGCGTGCATCGCGGCAACCTCGTTCAACCCCTGATGAAGACTATGATTATAGCTCTGGCTATGAATCACAAGTTCTTGGAAATTTCCAAGATCAGGGCTTCAACGACTTTTCCGACGCTGCACAAATGTTTGGAATGAAGTCTACGGACCAACTTACGCCCAAAACACTAACCATAGGTGAAGATGTGCAAAACATTAGATCTCTGATTAAGCGATTTGGATTACGTGGCGAAGCTGCTCTTACCCATAGGTATAACACTTTTTATGTAAATAATGGGTTCTTTGGCTCGCCAGAGGAACTCAGCGTTGTAGCCTTAGATTATTTCTCATGGATTTACCGCTTTTACCGCGGAGGACAACGATACAAGTTCATTCTCGATCCCAGAGTGTGCAATGATGCTATCTTCTATCAAACAAAAGGTGCTGAAGGCAAGCCTGAATTTCAGATCCAGTACATGCCTAAGAAGGAAGTTCCTTCGATTAATGTATCTGGTGCTTATAATGCAGATCCATTGCCAAAAGTCGGTGAAATGAATTCCTCAGATACGCCTGTTCCTGAACCGTATCATCGTGGAACCAATTTCTCCCACCGACCTTTCACATCTCTTAACCCGATGATAGAAGTTACGCTTCCATTCTACGCAAATACACCTATATTACCGATTTCATCAGATGATGGCTTAGCATTGGCTGATATTCGTTACAACGCAGTAGTTCTCGAATACCGTGGTGTAAGAATCGAAGATGTGCATTACGATGGCACAGGTTTCGTCGCTACACCATCTACAGATACACGATGCGAAATAGCATATTACACAGCTGCCGCTGATGATTTCTCATTCGGTTGGTTAATTGGACCTCCTTACCTGAAAGAGAATCCTCCACGACCTAAATAGAAATGTAAATATCATAAATATTTAGTTTTAAGAATAGTTTTAGATTAGATTTAGTCGCCTAATTGGTATAACAATTCGCTTTAGGTCGTTTTTACTAGTAAGCATATTGGCCCCGCTTGCTGGGTTTTCGACTCGGAATAGAAAGATTCCGTTAGTTCGGTTCACGCCTGTGCTATATCATTTATATGGTATGGTACCAGCGAGG